GACGGCTGGAAGCCAGGCGCAGGTGGTAGTGCCAAGCCTGACCAATCCCGGCACAAGCAACACCGGAACCGGCACCTCCACGTTCACCCTGAAGCGCATCAGCGTGATGGTGCGGGCTTCTCAGGAACTGGTCGAGGATTCGGCGCAGATGGGCGATGCGAGCGTCGAGAGCATCATCGTGCGCCAGGCTTCGCAGGACATCCTGCGGGAACTGTCTCGCCAGATCCTGATCGGCAACAAGGATGACAGCGTGACCGCGGGCACGGCCAGCACTGCTGGATCTGACGCATGCCACGGCATCGCAAACACGCTAAAGCGCTACAGCCGCAGCATCACGAGCGCCGCGGCGATGGGTGCTGGCGCGGTGACTACGTCGAGTCAAATCGTCGCCTGCACCCTTGGCCTGTGTCAAGAGGAACGTCTCGCAGCCCATTACTGGGAACGCGCAACGTTCATCTTCAACAGCAAGAACAACGCAGGCAACAACACTGCCGCAAATCAGGGAAACAACACTTTCGGCAACTACCAGTCCTCCACATCTGTCGGAAATGCAGCGTCCAACATGCTGCTTTCGGATGGTCGCATCTACGGCCGCCCCTACATGTTTGCAAACATGAGTGCCGCCTCCACATTTGGCACAGACTCGCTCGCGCAAAACGGAGAACCCATCCTGCTTGCCGCCGACCTCTCGCGCTACCTGCTCGCGTTCGCGGGCAACGGCATCAGCGTGACCCGTCTTGACGAAACTTTCGCCGCCACGAACGAAGCAGCGTTCATCGTGTCGGTTCGATGCGCAGGTGCGCTGACTGACGTGAATGCTGCATTTGGAATCCATCGCGGCTAAGCCGCAAAGGAACTGAACATGGACAGCTACAAGAAGCTGCGGGCTGAGAATGACGCCCGCTACCGCCAGATGAGCGATCTGATCGAGAAGGCCAACCAGGCCGGCGGCGATCTCTCGGCCGATGACACCAAGACCTTCGACAGCCTTGACGCGGAATACCGCCGCGTCCAGGGCGTGATCGAGAAGAACCACCAGCTGATGGCGCTGGCTGCGAAGGACCGCGAGACGGGTTTCGTGGATGTCGGCCCCGACGCCCCCGAAATGCGTCGCGCTCCCGCGGCTCGCGAGACCGCCCAGCGGGCCCCCCGCTTCGGCGACTTCCGCTGCAGCGACGAGTACGAGACTGCGTACTCCACCTACCTCAAGCGCGGCGAGCACACCCCGGTTGCCGAGATGCGCGCCCTGGCTGAGGGCACTGCTGGCTCGGGTGATGTGCTTCCCCCGACTGAGTTCCACAACACGCTTTCCAAGAAGCTGCAGACGATGGTGGCGCTCCGCAAGATCGCGACCGTGATGCCTCTGGGCAGCTGGAAGCGTGAGATCGCGATGGAGAACAGCCTGGGCAGCGCGGGCTTCCCCGGCGAAGGCACTGCTCCCGCAAACGAAGTCGGCCTGACCTACAACAACGTGGTGCTTCAGCCGAAGCGTCTGGTCGGCCTGCAGAAGGTGTCGAACGAGCTGATCGAGGACGCGCCGGCCCGTGGCCCTGGCTTCTCGATCGAGTCGATCATCACCGAGCAGTTTGCACGTCTCTTCGCTCAGTCCGAGGAGAATGCGTTCTTCAACGGCGACACGAACGGCCCTGCCGGCATTCTCAACGACGCATCGCTGACCTCGAGCACGGCTGGTGCGACGGCCGTGACTGTGGCGCAGATCATCGACTGGATCTACGCCCTGCCCCGCCAGTATCGCGAGCGCAGCACCACTGCGATCGTGATGAGCGACTCGGCTGCCAAGGCCATCCGTTCTCTGGCGTCGATTGCTAGCGGCACGGTGAACTACTTCTGGCAGAACGCGGGTGCGCTCGGCGAGCCGCCGACCCTGATGGGAATCCCTGTCTACACCAGCGCAGCGATGCCGGCGTTCGGTACCACCACCAACAAGTTCGCGATCATCGGAGACTGGAGCTACTGCGTCATCGGTGAGCGCAGCGGCTACACGCTCAAGGTGCTCCGCGAGCGCTACGCGGACGCGAACCAGACGGGCTACCTCGCTCAGACCCGCGTGGACTGCCGGCTTCTGCAGGCAGCCAGCGCGTTCAAGGTTCTCGCGCACGCCTGATCACTGAACTGAAACCCACACCGCTCGGGGGGGGAACCCCCCGGGCGGATTTCAAAGATGCCGAAGGTCAAGGTCATCCAGGCGTATGCGGACACGCGCGACGGCCACGCTGTCGGCGAGGTGTTGGACGTGGACGATCGCACCGCCACGGAACTGATCGCAACGGGCCTTGCCGAGCGCTACGAGGCCGAGCCCCGGGCGTGCGTCAAGCCTGACTGCTGCCGAGCCGTGAAGAAGGGAGCCAAGCCGTGATTGATGGCCTGCGCACCAACCTGACCGACAACGGCGCCACCGCGGCCGTGGTGACTGCGGCTGAGTTCAAGACCCACGCCCGCATCTACCACACCCAGGACGACGCCTACATCGCCACGCTCATCCTGAGCGCCACCCAGGTGATCGAGGCCGAGACCCGCCGGGCTCTCATCAACCGCTCTTTCGCCTATCAGCTCGAAGGCTTCCCGGCGGATGGCGAGATAATCCTGCCTCGGTCGCCGCTGTCGAGCGTCACCAGCGTGACCTACACCGACACCGCCGGCGCCACGCAGACGCTCTCTGCAAGCCTTTACCACGTCTACAGCGTGAACGGAGTGGGCCGGGTGGTGCTGAAGAGCACCGAATCGTGGCCCGCGACCGTTGGAACGGGCGCCCTGGACGTGACGGTGAACTTCGTGGCCGGGTACGGCGCCACTGCGGCCAGCGTGCCGGTTGCGCTTGACCACGCCGTGCTCCTGCAGGCGACGCACATGTACGAGAACCGCACGGCGGTCGGACCGGCGCAGCTCCACGAGATCCCGCGCACCGTCGAGCGCCTGATCGTGCAGTACCACTCGGGGGACTATCAGTGAACCCGGGCTACATGCGAACGCCGCTGGAGGTGATGACGCCCACCGAGTCGACGGACGCCTACGGGCAGTCGACGAGCACCTATGCCGTGGTCGCGACCGTCTTCGCTGCCGTGAACGAGGCGAGCGCAGACGAGAAGATGAACCACCGCCAGATGAATCAGGTGATCACCCACCGTATTCGCGCGAGGTGGCACCCGGACATCACGCACAAGTGCCGCCTGCGCACCGTCGCAAACACGGCCGGCATGTCCGTCACCGCCTGGGACGTGGTGAGCGTGATCAACTGGCAGGAGCGCCGCGAATACATGGACATCGTCTGCAGGCAGGTGATCGCATGATGTCCTTCAACGCGAACATCGAAGGCGTCGATGCGCTCGTGAAGCAGATGCAGGAGATGAAGCCCAAGGCTCTGCACAAGACGCTGAAGGAGCTGCAGGTCAAGGCTGTCGAGCCGATCCACAATCGTCTGCTCGTGCTCATCTACAACATCGTCGGCAAGCACGACAACGAAACGCCCGAGCGAGCGCTCCAGCACCGTTGGCGCCGCAACAAGCGCGGCAGGCCGGTCAAGTACAGCCGCCTCTTTATGATCCGACAACTGCTGAAGACTCCTATCACGGGTCGCAGTGCGTTCGGTCTGAAGTGGGGCGTCTTCCCGCAGAACAACGGATCCTTCGCTCGCGTCAAGATCTGGAACCCCGGCCTTCACCTGATCGACCGCGGCCGCGGAAAGACTCGCCCCTACGTCGGCTGGAACAAGCTCGGCAAGATGCTTGCGGGCGAGGCACAGGGCAGCGTGCTTCCGTCGTTTGTTCAGCGATTGAAGATCAATCTGCAGGCCCGAATCTACCTTCTCGCCGCAAAGCAGCGCGGCACGCTGAGGAAGGCAGCATGAGCGCCATCGTCGCCGCTGTCGTTCGTGACGCACTGACCTCAAGCGCCGCAATCACGACGCGGGTGTCCACCCGTATCTATGCCTCGTATCGACCGGCTACGGCCCTCCCCGCCATCGTGATCACGTTCGCAAACGACCGGGACGTGAGCCCCAGCATCGGCCGCACCGATCGCCTGCGCCGCATGAATGTCACCGTGGACTGCTTCGCGGCAACCCTGCAAGCCAGTCGCCTCCTCGCTGAGGACGTGCGGGTCGCCCTTCACGGCGCAGCTGGAACCGGCCGCGGAACCACGCAGGTGTTCGAGATCCGCGTGATTAGCGCCGAGACCGAGTACGACCTTGGCGCCGAGGGCACAGAGCCCGAAACGCACATCACGACTGTCCAGGCCGAGTGCACCTATCGGAGCCCGGCTGTGTCACCAGTAACCATCACCGACCCAACGGGTCCTGTTCCATAAGGAGAGCACATGGCAGCATTCACCAGTTTCGGATCGACCCTGAAGGTCGGCGCAACCGTGGCCGGCGCCTATCAGGCACCGAGCACAGCAGTCGGCGAGATCCTTTCCATGAACGTGGACGGGATGACCTTGAACCCCGTCGAGACCACGACGATCACGGATCGCTTCCGCAAGTTCACCCCCGGCCTGATCGACTCCGGCAGCATCAGCCTTGAGGTGAACCTTGACCCGGATGACGCGCAGCAAGGCGCAATCATCGATCAGCTGGACGTGAGCGCCAACACGGTGGCGCCCGTTCTCCTGTCCTGGCTGGTTGAGTTTGGATCGACCGCCAACAAGGGCGCCACGATGAGCGGCATCGGAATGGTGACGAACTTCTCCGTGAAGGCATCACTGGACGCGGCTGTGACTGCCAGCGTCACGATCAAGTGGTCGGGCGCCGTGACCTTCACCGACGTGGACTGATCCATGAGCAACCTTCGCGAGCGATTCTTTGCCCTTCGGGCGTCGGTCCCTTCGGAGACCGTCGAGATCACCGGCGTCGGTCAGGTCGAGGTGCGTGGCCTGACCGCCGCCGGGCGGGACGAGTGGGAGACCCGCCTGTTCAACGGACGGGCCAAGAACCTGCGCAACGTCCGCGCCAGCCTTGTGTCGCTGTGCGTCTACGACAACGGCGAGCGGGTCTTCAACCCGAACGACATCGAGGCGATGGGAGAACTCCCCGCGTCCGTGATCGACCGGCTCTACGACATCGCGACCAGGTTGAGCGGGATCGGGGTCTCGGATCAGGAGAGTGCCCAGGGAAACTGACCGAGCGCCCGCTACGCATGTTCATGTTCCGGCTAGCGCTGGCGCTCGGGATGACGGTCGAGGAACTAGGCGAACGCATGAGCAGCAAGGAACTATCAGAGTGGATCGCATTCAACGCCATTAGCCCCATTGGGGATGAGCGCGGCGATCTGCAGGCCGGGATCGTTGCAAGCGTCATGGCGAACTGCCATCGGACCAAGGGCCAGCCATTCAAGCCCGTGGACTTCATGCCCTTCGTGAAGAATGACAGCACACCCGAGGCAGCGCTCACGCAGCTGCGCAAGACGATGAAGAAGGAGCCCCGCTAATGGCAGCCGCCTCGTCCAAGATGGAAGTACAGCTGAACCTCCTGTGGGCGCAGTATGAGAAGGGACTTGCTCAGGCCGAGAAGGTCACGGCGACCAGGAGCAAGAGCATCGCCGCCATCCTGAACAAGGTCGGCAACAGCTACAGCAAGGCCATCATGTCGGGTGCGGTTGGACTGTTTGGCGCGAACGCCCTTGACCAGGGCATCCGGGCACTTGCCAAGGAGATCGACTCGCTGGATCTCAGCAAGTTCCGCGACATGGGTCAGGTTGTTGACTCCATCGGGTCTGCTCTGAAGAACGTGATCACACAGATCCCGCTCATCGGAAGCCTGTTCCAGTTGGGCGAGTCGATTGGAAACGCTCTCTTGGGAAGCGAATCCGAGGCCGCACAGGCCAAGGCTGCCGAAGAGCACCTCAAGCGCATGGCCGAACTCGGCGAGCAAGGCCGAAGGATTGCCGAGGAGACCGCGCGGATCGAGCGCGAAAGGCAGTCAAATGCCGATGGCATCTACAAGACTCACAGCGACTTCCTGCGAGACATGAAGCAGGCCGAGATGCTCAACAAGGCCACAAGCGATGAGGAGCGCGTCAGACTCCAGCGTCACTTCGAGATCGAGGATGCCCTGCGAAATGCGCAGGAGCAAATGCGCTCCACGAACATCGCCGCCGACTACCAGAAGCGGATCCTTGAAGAGATCGAGCAGGGCATGAAGCGCAAGAATGAGATGGAGGACGAGCGCAAGCGCAAGATCGAAGAGGCGAACGCCGCGAAGCAGGTGGAACTTGAGATGGAGCGCCTGCAGTCGGATCTGGCAAGAGCGCAGGCAGAGGCTGGCGAAACGCTTGCGAGCATTCAACGCTCGTCCAACATTTCCAGCATCGGCACCGCCGTGGGCGGCGTCCGTGTCGCTGGCGCCGTTGATTACAGCAGCGAGCGCATGGCTACAAACCTTGAGCGGATTCGAGATATCGAGACCCGCATCGAGGAGAACACCCGCAAGACCGCCGAAGCGCAGAGGGCTACCTGATGGCCGTCGTATTCAGTCTGCAAAACCAGAACGTGTCCTACGACCGTGACCAGTTCACGGGCAGCGCGGTTTATTCCGTCCGCGATGACGCCGGCGCACTCCTGACCACCCAGGCGATCATCAGCAGCGCCGCGCTGACCACCGTGCTGGGTTCAGCGTCAACCGCAGGAAGCGCGCTGAACTCGTTTGGAACCTACCTGAACGGGACAGGTACGGGCACCTCCAGCTTCTCGAAGTTGAACTACAGCGGCTACACGCTGGCCAACACGGATGG